GCGGCGGGCACCCTCAACAGCAAACTGGGCGAGGGCAGCACCTCGACCGTCGAAGCGTTGAAGGCGGCGCACCTGGGGTTCCTGGCGGTGCGGAGTGCGAAACCGGAAGAAGCGTTTCTCACCGTCGCGGACGCGGTCGGGCAGATCGCGGACCCCATGGAACGCGCCCGCGTCCAACAAGAACTGTTCGGGAAGGATGCGCGGGACCTCTTGCCCGGGATGGCGGCGGGCTATCGCGAGGTGGCCGCGGGCGCGAAGGTCATGTCCGACGAGACGATCAAGCGCCTCGCCGACGCGCAGGACGCGTGGGCGCGGCTCGGGAACTTCGTCGTGCGGGTGACGGGCGGGATCATCGCCGACGCGATGACGCAGTTCGAGAAGGACATGGAGTTCCAAAAAGAACTGTGGGGCGGGATCGGCGCGTTCCTCAAAGACGGCGTGAAGGGCTATCAGGACTTCGGCGCGGCGGTCGAGGCCACCCACAAGCAGACCGCGGCGGCGGCGGAGGCCGACAAGAAGGCGCAGGCGGAACGTGAACGGCTCGCGAAGGAAACCGCGAACCTCACGTATCGCACGCAGGCGCAGGCGGAGGCCGACAAGAAGGCCGCGGAGAAGGCCGAGGAGCACCGGAAGAAGATCCAGGAGCTGACCGACACGATCAGCGGCGCGGGCCTCGCGAAGCAAGTGAAGGACCTCTCGGAGGCCTACGCGAAACTCACGCCCGCGCAGGTGCAGAACCTCGATGTGATGCTCCGCCTCGCGGACAACGCGAAGAAGCTCCGCGACGCGGGCGCCGCCCTCACGCCGCAACTGCAGAACCTCGTCGATCAGGCGGAGGTGTTGAACCACGTGCTCGAAGACGAATCCGAGGCGGTGTTCCTCGCCTATCAGGCGCAGGTCGCCTATGCGTTCATTCTCGGGAAGACCACGATCGGCGTGAAGGAACTCACCGACAAAGAAAAGACCCGCGCGGTCCACCTGGCCGCGGTCGTCTCGCAGCAAGGCGCACAGATCCAGGGCATCGACGATCTGAACGCGCTCCTCGCCGACGAGGCCTATCGGCTCTCCGTGAACGAGGCCGCGCAGACCAACGAGACCGCGGCGAAGGCGAAGGCGGCGGCGGCGAACGCGGCGCTCGCCGCGACGATCCACGATCTCGCGGGCGCGTTCGCGCAGCTCGCGCAGATCCAGGGCGGCGGGATGGCCGGGATTGCGGGGGACATTTCGACCGCGGTCGGCGCGATGGACGCGGCGGCGAGCTCGTCGAAGGCGATGAAAGACGGGTTCAAGAACATCAAGACCGGCAACCTCACGCAGGGGCTCGGGCAGGCCGCCGCGGGTGGCGTGGCGCTCGCGGCGACGTTTCTCGATGCGACGAAGGGCGCGGGGAAACTGTCGAGCACGATGACCGGCGCCGCGATGGGGTTTTCGGTGGCAGGTCCGTGGGGCGCCGCGGTCGGCGCGGGGATCGGGCTCCTCCGCGGGTTCTTCAACGCGGCGAAGGAACGCAAGGAAGTGATCGGTCTGCGCGACGACATGATCGAGGCCGCGGGCGGGATGGAGGCGTTCCGACAGAAGGCCGAGCGCGCGGGCATGAGCCTCAAGGACTTCTACGACGCGCACAAAAAGACCGACCTCGAGGAACAGGTGAAGAAGATGAACGAGGCGCTCGCCTATCAGGCGCAGGCGCTCGATCTCGTCACCGAGACCGCGAAGCGTTACGGGTTCACGCTCGAAGAACTCGGCCCCGCGATGCAGCGGCAGGAGCTGGACAAGCAGGCGCAGCAACTGTTTAAGGACTGGGAAGTCCTGAACGCGGCGGGCCTCGACTCGGTCGTCATCACCGACAAAATGAGCCAGTCGGTGAGCGATTACATTAACGACGCGATCGCGATGGGCACCGATGTGCCTGAGGCGATGCGCCCGATGCTCCAGAAGTTCGTGGACGCGCACCAACTCATTGATAAGAACGGCGACGCGATCACCGACCTCGACGATGCCGGGGTGAACTTTACGCTCTCGATGTCGGACGGGTTTCGCGCGCTCATCGACGAAGTGCACAAGCTCACCGACGCGATCACGCGCGGGCTCACGACCGCGATCGAGAATGTGCCCGCGCTCACCGTGCCCGTCGCCGCGGTGCCCGTCGAACAGAATCCGATCAAGGGTGGGAAGAACACCTATCGGCCCGCGGTCGCGCCGCAGGAGAGTTACCAGGGCGGCACCGACGGGTTCCGCGACTTCGGGAAGGGCACGCCCGTGATGCTCCACGGGATCGAGGCGGTGGTGCCCTTCGACGAGTCGCGGGCTTCGGGCGCGTTCGCCACCCTCGCCCCCGGCGCGGGGAGTCCGCCCGCGGCGGCGGCGCCCTCGATCATCATTCACGCCGAGGGCGCGTTCTTCGACACCCCGGGCGACCTGCAGCGGCTCGCGGATCGGGTGAATGACGCGCTCACCGCGAAGTATGGGCTCCGCTCCGTGCGGCGGGCGGGCTAGTGGCGATCGCGGGCGCCGAGCGCGCCTATACCTTCGCGCGCTCGGGCCTCGCGCGCTCGGGCGCCACGCGATCGAACTTCGTCGCGCCCTTCTCCACCGTCGATCTGATCGTGCGCGACGGCACCGGCGCGATCGTCTCGCGGACCGATCTGACCGATTACATTCGACACGGGTCCCTGCAGGTCACGCAGGCGCTCAACGACGAGCCCGATACCTGTAGTTTTCAGATCGTGCCGACCGCACCGCCCGCCGCCGTGCCGACCGTGGGCGCCGAGATCGCGGTCGCCTGGGCGCCCGGGGATGTGCTGTTCCAGGGCTATGCCCTCGTCGTGCAATATGACCGGCGCGCGATGAACGAATCGCCCTGGGTCTCGGTGCAGTGCCAAGACGCGATGTGGCGCTTCGACGCGCGGATCGTGTCCTATCGGTTCCCGACGCAGTCGGTGAGCGCCTCGATCGCGTTTCTCGTGCGGCAGTTCTGCAACCTCTCCCCGATCGCGGCGGGTCCGCTCGACTTCGATCTCGAGTTCGTGCAACCCGGGATGCCCTCGATCCCCGCATTCGATGCCGTCAACGAACGGCCCTCGACCGTCATGCGGACCTTGCTGGCCGGAGTCGGCGGCGGGTTCTACATCGACGGGTTCGCGGTGCACGCCTGGGCGGGCACGCTCGACGAGCCCGGGCAGGTGAGCCCGCAGACGCTCACGAATGACCTCGCCTCGCTGAAGGCCTTCCGCCTGACGACCGACGCGACGCAGCTCCGGCGCGCGGTCATCGTCGAGGGGCGCCGCACCGCGACCCTGATCCCGCTCCCGCAGATCGACACCTTCGCATCGAGCCCGATCGGCATCCCGCTCGAAGATGCCTCCTTCTTCGATGCGAGTCTCGGCGTCGACTATCAGCATGTCGTGCGCCTGGGCACGCAGTGGATGCAATTCCAAACGCCGGTCCATGTCGTCGTGGACCGGAACCCGCCGCAGACGCGCGTGGCGCTCGCCTTCACCGTGGGCGATCCGATCCTGTGGTGCGAGCTGACGCCGGTCGCGCCACCGCTCCAGGGCTGGATCAAGATCGGCGGGCAGTTCGCCGCCTATCAGGCCTCCGGCACGCAGGACGGGTTGCTGTATTTGAACCTGGCCTCCGCGATCCACCCGTACGGGCAGCTCACCGTCCCGATGGCGATCGGGGAAACGGTCGAGTGGGTGGATTGTGTGATGGAGGACTATCCCTTGAGTCTGCAGACGACCGCGCCGTCGCCGCTCAACGGGATCGTGCGCGCGGCGCCGGTCGGCACGCCGGTCGTCGTGCTCGCGCGCCTAGCCTCCTCGCTCGACGGGTGGCCACCGATCGAAGGGTTCGTGCAGGACGGGCGCTATAGCTATGCGGGCGCCCAGGCGCGCGCCCAGGCCGACCTCGAAGCGTTCGTGCACCCGCTGCAGACCTGCGAGTGGGAGACCGAGGACCTCAACGCGAAACCGGGACGCCTGCAGGCGATCAACCTGACCGGCACCTCAGTGATCGATCCGCTCGTGCTGTGGCGGACGATCACGCGCGTGGAGATCTCCTTCCCGCTCCGCACGCAACCGCCGCGGCGCCGGTGCTCGGGCGCCGTCGTGAAGGCGAGCACGTATTTCGATCTTGTTGTGACCGACGAATCTTAGAAGGAGCTGCGAATGCCGATCACCCGCACGCCCATGATCGACGATGACGGCTCCGGCACGACCGGAACGATCATCAACAACGCGTGGAAAACCGAACTTTACGATCAGATCGACGCGGGCGTCGTCGGCGCCGATGAGCTGCTCGTCTCCGCGATGGGCACCGATACGAGTCCCGGTGTCGGCGTCTTCGCCACGTTGCCGATCGCCGCCGCGAAGCTCGGGCCGCGCGACCTTCTCAAGATCGACGCCATTCTCCAAGTCGCGGGAGTGCTCTCCACACCGCTCATCGTGGATCTGTATGGGTCGGGCAATCCAAACTCGTCTCCATTGGTGACGCTCACGGGCGCGAGTGGCGTGGGCGATATGGGCAACGGCAATGTCGGGATGTTCGAGGTGACGGTGCGCCCGATCGTCTCCACGAACACGGTGTTCCACTCGCTCGCCTCTGGTGTTCTCACACTGGGCCTGCCCCAGGCGCACGGGTTCACCTTCGGCACGCTCAGCACGGTCGATAACTGGGCGGCGGGCTGGACCCTGCACTTCCGACAGATCTCCGGCGTGCCCGCGGGCACTACGGTGTATTGGGGCTGGAACGTGTGGCGGCGACCCGGCTGACCTCGCTCGCGAGTTCCGCGCGAATCACCGACAGCGTCGCCGCCTGCTCGGCGGGCGTCACGCCCGGGGCGACGGCGACGAGGCGCGCGATCTCGAAACTCAACGCGGCGAGGATCGCGAGCTGCGGCTCCTCGCCGTAGGTGGTCGAGAGCCAGGTCTGCAGGGTGGCGTGAATCGTCCGCGCGCGCGGCGCGGCGGCGGCGAAGTCGGCAGGCGTCGGAATGTGTCGAGGCATCGGGCGCAACCATACACCGGGAGGTCTCATGTTCGCGTATCTGTTCGCGCTCGTCATCCTGGGCGTGCTCGCCTACATCGTCGAGCACTACGTGCCAATGGACCCGATCTTCCGCGTCCTCGTGCGCCTCGTCGTCGTCGTGATCGTGCTCGTGTATCTGTTCCGCCTGCTCGGCGCGCCCTGGCCAGTGCTCCCGTGAGCGCCCGAATCGCCGCGCCGAGAATTACCGAGAATTAGGGCGCCTGTCGCGAGTTGGGGCATCCCCGTGGGGCATCCCCATGAGTTCGCCCAATGAATACGGGCACGAAAACGGTAGGAGGCCGCCCTCCTAAGGCGGGGGCCTCGGTTCGAATCCGAGCGGGCGCACCCTTTCGAATCAATGAGTTACGGGAAACACCCGATCACGGGGATGCCCCGAGGCCCGACAGGGATTATCAAGAATTACTAAGGATTATTGAGGACGACGGAGGGCGGGGCATCCCCCGGGGCATCCCCCGAAGACCTTCGTACTACGACCCTCGTCGTCAGTACCGCCGCGCGCGCACGCGCCCGCTATCGAGGCGCGCGCGCGGTGGTACGAGAAGGGGAGCGGAGGCGAATCAGGGAAGGCGCGAGGCGGTGCGCGCGAGCTGCACCGCCTGGGCGTGCCCGTCGAGCGCGGCGGCGCGCGAGGTATAGCGGACCTGCAAGTCGTTATGCGGTCCGCCGAAGATCATCGTCTCCCACAGCACCGGCGCGCCGCGCCCGAAGAAGTTGTGATCGAGACCGAGAAACACCGTCGAGACCTGCACGCCGTTGGGCAGCTCCTCGCGCGCGACGATGCGCGCGGGCGTGTCTTCGAACCACTTCGCCCACCGCATCCAATCGTCGCAGCGTTCGGGC